TGAGGAACCTTCGGAGTGGCAAGAGCGAGTGGTGCTAAAGTCTGACATACGGGCAACATCGATAGGATGCCGGGAAATAATAATGTGGTTTGGTGTTCTGGTGAGGCCGTCGAAGTCGTTAAGATACGGCTTCAAAAAGAACTTTCTAACATTCTCCATTTCGCGGAGATCGTTTTGGTTTTCTTTCCACCACGCTTTATCTTCGTCGCTGCCCACTCTTTGGATCAACTTACCCAAAGATACTTTCTTAGTGCTTGTTACTTTCTCGCCTGCTCGCGGGCCTTTCGGAATAACCTTTTCTTCTTCCTTTTTCATTTCAAGGACAGGAAGAACCATCGGAACATCGTATTCTCTACCGTCTTCGTCCCGGTTCTTTTGGATGACCGTCTTGGTTGTAAAGGCTGGCTCCCATCCTTGATCTACGAGACGCTTGAACAGTTCGGTGCCACCTCGTTGGATTGTGTTGCCCATCGGGAACATAACACGCATTGGTCCTGACTTGCCCAAGCGATCAAAATTGGGCACATCTCTAAAGAGTTCCTTAAAAGAATACTTTGGGGTATGTCGGTCTGGCGTGCCGTCTGCGATATACTTCCTGACTATCTTTCGGGCGTTCTTTGATAGTTCGGTAACTTGTTGTTCCTCTTCAAGCACGCTTTGCTTGAACCTAGAAACCATTGAGTGAAAGTCCATTTGTAGTTCTCCGTACTATTAAATAGTTTGCGACAAAAAGAAAGACACCCCCGTTTGAGAGTGCCTTGGAAAAAAATGGCGCGAGACTTTATTCTTTAACTCTGTTATAATCGTCTTCGAGCCGAACCACGTCGTCTATCTCTGGGGTGCTGACCTCGATTAAAGTTACATCCACGTTTGACGGGGCCTCGAACCGATGAACCACGCCGGGTGTAATCCTGTATGATTGTCCCATCCTGAGTTCAATGATCTCTTGCTTTTCTTTGTCGCCAACGTGAAGTAGGAGACGACCTCTGAGAACATAAACGGTTTCATCTTTCTGTTCGTGATACTGTAAAGAAAGTTTATGCCCTTGCTCTACAAAAAGTATCTTTCCTAAATACTTTTCTGTAATCGCCCAGCGTTCTTCGTGACCCCAAGGCTTATCTACTATTGTATTCACTCTACCTCCAAAGTTGTACCCCAAGGATACAACACGCTAAAAAGAAACACGTTATTGTTTTCCAAGTAAAAGGTGTCTCGTTCATAAAATACCAAGTTAAAAGTGGGAACGGCACCCAAGAGGCGCAGAACGCCAAGAATCTGGGCATCCACAACTCTCCGCTTTCACCCGCTGCCATTACCCAACCAAACAAAAACATAAAGCCAGCGGGCAATCCAAATATTAAAACCGCAAGGTACTCCTTACCTTTCCACCAATCAAACACCATATGGCTATTTAACTGAAACCACGATAGTGTATGACCAGCCATAAAAAGTGCGATGGCTTTCCAATAAATTATATTCATCATTTGTCCCCCCGGACTAAGGTTTTCCAATGTCTGCCCCATAAGTAGTGGGGTCATTTGCCCACTTCACATATTCAAACAAATGTTTCTTATAAAAGTTATGATACAATCTTCTGTCCAGCTTTACACCTAGTCGTATTGCTAGTTTCTCGCCTTCGTCCCACGCTGCAACTTCTTCACGGAGAACATCAACTCTGCGTGAAATAGTTTTACTTTTATCTTGTTGGCCATAGGGATATAATGTTTCATATCTTTCTCTGGAACGAATGATAACATGGCCTGCTTCATGTAAAATAGTATAAAGTTGCAACCGTTTGCGCTGATTTGTGTTCACAGAGACGCAAGCGTGACCGTTTGGCTTCCAATAAGCATTAGCCTCATCATCACCAAAGATCACGTCCACACCGTACTCTTCTATTAAATATATCTCAACAGCATCTATATCTTGCTGGAAGACTTGATCATCCAAAGTCTACCCCTTCAGAAGTTCTTTCTCGTAAAGTCCTAGTTTCTTGCCGACAAGGGCTGCTTCGCCAACGACGATAATGTCGATGCCGGTTTGTCCTCGGTCCATAAAAACCTTGGTAAAAGACTGGCGCTCGTCCATGCCTTCTGGCAGTAAGCCTTCTTTCAACACGGTGTTCATGCGGGTATCAGGACGAATAGCAACAACATGCTTTGGGTTAATATAAATTTCTCTTAGTGTATACTTTGAAGTTCCACGCATAGCGGAAGATACTTCATTGAATACTTCAATTAGTTGTACCATTTGTATCCTCCTGTGGTTGTAGCATACTCGTCATGTCTTGCAACCTTTCGCTCATATCATTCAGTTTTTCCAAGTCCATATCTTGCCGTATTGGTGGATTTATAGTAGAAACATACCCACCAAGTATAGCCTGACAATCTGCTAACCTCTGATCTATTTGATACATAGACTGCCGCGTTGCGTCTATAATGCTAGCTGCTACCTCTACTTGGCCCTTATCCAGAAAAGTAGAGGTTGTGTTTAGTTCGTAGGTCCAATCCATAGAAGTAGGTAACAATCTCTTCGCTTCATTAAGCACGTTATTCAACTCTGTAACATACTGTACTTTAACTTCCATCTTCAGCCTCAATAATAGCGTGATCGGTAGTGATCAAAGTTCCTGCTGCTGATGCTGCGTTCTGTAAGGCTGTGATTGTAACCTTAACTGGGTCAATAATGCCAGAACCAATCATGTTAGTCATCTTAGCAGCCTTGAAGTCCCAACCTCGGTCACCCTTTGCTCTCTGAACCATGGCCAAGATTACATCAGGACTTTCACCAGCGTTCTTTGCCATCTGGCGTAGTGGTTCTGCGACTGCCTTATAGACAATCTTTCCATAGCCCTTTGTGTGTTTTCTACCACGGACAAGAGCAACGCCGCCACCCGGAACAATACCTTCCAACTGTGCTGCTCGCACTGCTTCAAGTGCATCTTCAATACGATGCTTCTTCTCAATCATCTCAATCTCTGTTGCAGCACCAACTTTAATAACTGCAACACCAGATGCAAGTCTTGTAATCCGTTCTTGGATACGCTCACACTCACGAAGACTTTCAGTTTGTTCAAGTTCTACTTTAAGATTATCAATCTGGGTATCGACATCTTCATAGTTTCCTTTACCACCGACGATCGTGGTCCAGCCTTTTAGAACATCAATCTTCTTACAAGTTCCAAGATGTTCCAGCTTCACGTCTTTAAGTTTAAGACCTGCGGACTTAGTTGTGTATGCTGCTCCTGTAGAGAGACATAAGTCTTTAAGGATGTTCCTGCGCTCCTCACCATAACGAGGAGCCTTGATTGCTGCGATCTTCATAGTACCACGCATCATATTCATAATGAGTGCTGCGTGTGCTTGCCCTTCGATGTCAGAGGCGACGATAATCAACGGTCTCCCTTCTCTTGCGACTGTTTCAAGAACTGGTAGAATGTCTTCCACTTTATCAATCTTACAGTCTGCGACAAGAATAAGAGGATCTTCGTACACAACTGCTCCACGGCGTTCGTCATTGATAAACGCTGTCGCCGTATAACCAGAATCAAAACGAAAGCCCTCGGTCAGATCAAGACTTGTCTCTAGGGAACGGGCTTCCTCTACGGAGATAGAGCCGTCCTTGCCAACACAGTCAACTGCTTTTGCAACCAGCTTTCCAATAGCTTCATCATTGTTCGCGGAGATGGTTGCAATATGTGCAATGTCTTCTTCGCTTTGGATAGGTCTGGCCATATCTTTTAGGTTCTGTACATACTCTTCAACGGTTGCGTCAATCTGTCGCTTCACGTCAATAGGTGATGCACCAGCCACAATGTGGCGCTGTGCGCCGTGCAGGATAGCTCTAGCGAGCACTGTAGCGGTTGTAGTACCATCACCAGCAACCGAGTTGGTCTGCCGTGAGGCTTGCTTAATGATCTGTGCTCCGACGTCCTCAAAGGGATCGTCAAGGTCCACAAACTCTGCGACTGTTACGCCGTCTTTTGTGATAATAGGTCGCTTTCCTGCTTGTTTAATGATTACATTACGCCCCCGGGGGCCAAGCGTTGAAGCAACGTTATCAGCAAGTTTATCAACACCAGCGATGATCTTCTGACTTAACGAAGACCCCGCGTCATAACTCTTAGACAATACACACCTCTCTGTTGTCTTTATAATATAACCACCCTACACTTGCTTGTCAAGCAGTTATTTGATTTATTCTGTGTCCGCTAGGTCGGCTGTCTTGGTTTCAATGGTTTCAGCAGCACTAATCGCTGTTGTGGCTTTTGTATTATCTTGTAGACCACCAGCAAAGTAACCTTGGATGTTTGTAGTCAGAAGTTTAAGGTTTTCAAAAATCTCAAAGATGTTTTGATTTAACATGGCACCAATCTTGTTAAGCACTTGCTGGACGTTGGAAGCTCCGATCTCCAACTGGCCGATGCCAACTTGGGACTGGCCGCTTGGGAACAAGTCTCCTGCTTGATCTCCTGCGAGTTTGGCAACATTAAGAACCATACCCTGTGCCAAGTTAAAGTGTCCGTTAGAAACGTAACCATAAGATATTTCCAACGCCTTAATCTTAACATCGGGAGATGCATTATTGTAAAAAGCGCGTGAGCGTTCAACGAGTTCTTTCTCATCCAAATCATCGTAGAAATACATTTCGTTTAGAGTGGTCTGTCGTCTTTTGGATTGTTCATCACGCTTATAACGATTAAGCAACGCATTGCTAGATTGAGAAATAGCCTTATAAATAGCAGTTTGTTTAACTTCAGCATTATTTAGGTCGCTATCTTTGAGCGCAGAGGCTCTTAGAGCCTGTATAACAGGGGCTACCTTCATACCATCCTTACCGCGTATTTTCTTGCCACCGAACAACTCGTCGTTCTTAGCAAAATCCATTGATTGTTTCAGATCTTCAAGATTAATCGTCGCGAGTTCTTCATTGTCAGAAACGATACCAGATAAGATTTCAAAGAACTGGTTCTCCATTTCTTCTGCGCTGGGCATACTTGCGCCTTTCTCGGGCACTCCCTCAACGCTTTGGCCATTTGATTCAATGAAGATCTTTGGAAGAAGGATGTTTTTACGAGAATCCTTACTTGAGTTAGCGATGATGTTATAAACATTACTGAGGTTGAAGTTGAAACGATACCAGTTTAAGGTGCCTTCTTGTTCCCCTGCTTCACCGGAAAGATTCTTTGTAACAACGATGTATTGCATTGTGTTTTTAAATTCAGGTTTTCTTAAATCTCGGGACAAGTCAGTAAAAGAACCACCAACTTCAAGACCACCCTCTCTATAAAGTTTCAAACTGATAGGTACGCCGTTCTCGTCGGTCAAGTCAGCAATCGTGCCTTCGCCGGTTGGAACCTGCTTACCGCCTAACAGAACACCCAAGAAAGATTCAAAAGAGAAGCCTGCGGAGGATGCGTTAAACTGGGTTAGGATCTGGGTTAATGTTTTAAAGAATACAAGATAAGATAAAGCCTTTCCAATGTTCTCTTTCATATTGCCTGTTTCCAGACTACGAATCATTTCGTCATCCATCTTATAAAAGTTAGATAGATCTGCGATCTTAACAGTAAGATCGGCGCCGGGAGCAATACCAGATAAGAACTGGGCTAACTGGCTACGCTGTTCAGAAGGCACTTCCACGCCTTCTCTAGTTTCCATTGCGGACCAGCCGATCTCTGAGACAGGAATGTCAGGAATAGAGTTAAAAGTCAGGGTTTGAGTTCCCATTCTTTCGGTCAGTAAGTAATCATCTGGGGCTGGCATCTCTGCCAAAACTTCCCCAATAGACTCCATCAAAAGGTTCAAAGATAGTTTTTCTTCTTCGTTTCCTTTCTTATTAAAATGGTTCTCAATCAATAAATCCCAGTTGGTGCTCATTATAAAGGCTCCTATAATACAATAAATAGTATTTTATGCAGGTAAAGTTAAGACGCCGACAGAAAAACCTTTAAGTCCTGCGTTGCCTTCCCAAGTTCCGACGTTGGTGCGGTATCCTTTTTTGATACTGCTTTGAATAATAGTTACTTTGCCTTCTTCATTTTCATCGGCATAAGCAAGGTAAGTATGACCATATGAACCATTCACAACTTCATCATCTTCCATAAGATCTTCATCGTTAAGACCCAACTTGCCCCATCTCTGGACAACGTGCCAATGACCGGGGGTTAGTGGGGGCGCGAAGTCTTCAACGTCTGCACAGTAAGCGATGGTTCCGCCTAGCTTTTCTTGAATCGCTATAAGTGCGCTCCACGGCTCAGTCCACTCATAAACGTTTGCTTGCTTCCACCATTCGGTGTCTTGGCCTGCGTAGCGAGAAACTGAGGTTTCCCTTACACCATCTGCTACATCGAGACACCACATTGCACAAAGGGTGCAACAAGGTAGGTTTTCATTGTGAGCGATCTTGGTTAGTGGAGCGCGCGCGTCCAACACAATCCAACCTTTATCTTTTAAGTTCATACTTAATCTCCTATACAATGATGTCAGCAAAGCCGTGTTTAACGGCTTCTTCTGCTGTTAAGTAAATATTAACTTTCTTTTTGAGGAGAGCGCGTAGTTTGCGTTCTGTAAGATTAGTTTCGTCACAAATAGCTTTGATGTAAGATTCTTGAATAGCCTTGACTTCTTTCATCTCGTTGTCCAATTGATGCATTGGGCCTACTGAGCCTCCGATAACAGAGTGGATCATAACACGACAGTGCTTACCAATCCTACGTTTGCCTTTGGTTCCTGCGGCGAGGATGAGAGTACCGGCTGACATAACTTTGCCTAGGCCGAATGTCTCAATCTCAACTTCCTCTTTGATGTATCGCATTGCGTCATAGATTGCGAACATGTCATCTGCATTGCCACCGTTTGTGGATACAACAATCTCAATCGGTTGAATAACCTCTTTTAGTTCTTCACACTTAGGGTCTTCTGGGTTGACCAGTTCTTGTGTTTTTGCTGAGTGTTTGAGAAACCAAAGGGCAGAAAGAATGTCTCTGCTTATCTCCTCGCTGATGTCACCGATAAGTGTCATAGTGCGTAGTTCTGGTTCTTGTGCGCCAGCCCCTAACATCAAAATCTTAGAGAGTGCGTCGTCTGAACTTTCTTTTTCAGTCTCAGGCTTTTCTTCTTCTAGCTTCTTAACCCTACTCATTACTTTTGTCCTTTCTTATAAATTTTATTTAACATACTCATACCTGTCTTCCAATCTACATAGCGTGCCATTTTACGATACTTCTCTGGATAGGCTGCGAGCAGGTTGCTTACTGCTGCATTTTTCCAAGCAGTAAAGTTATAATCGTCAACATTCTTTGTTAACTTTATGGTATGATCTGGAACTTCCATCTCTTCCATAACACGGTATTTAATACTTTGCATGTACGCAACCGATTCTGCTACGGTTGCTAACATTACAAGAGCGTTCTTTTCGGCTTCCCTAACATAAAGACCTGTCTGCCCTAACTCCATAAAAGAAGATAACACGCGATAGACTAACACGCCACTAAAAAAACCAATAAAAAATAATAACCAATCCATCAACGCCTCAAAATAAAGGCCACGGTAAGATAACTCACCGTGGCCTTCAATCTACTACAGTTTTAAAATCACTTCTTGCTCGCGAGTCTTTCCATGATACGGCTAGTGATTGTCTCAGCCAGTTGATCGCGCTTCTTAGCAGCAGCGATTCTCTTGGTTACTCTGCGAACCGTTTCTTCAATCATTTCTTCTTCGTCGAGGACATCTTCTGCGGCATCATCTGCCATATCCATCTCGGCGTCGTCCATAGCCATTTCAGCGTCGTCCATTGGGGCGTCTGCCATGTCATCCATAGGAGGAGCGTCGTCAGCAGCGGTCACCTCAACACCAGTAACTCTCGAAATGGTGTCGGCGAGTGCGTCAACGAGAGCCTCAACGGAAGCCTCGGAGGTATCTTCCATTTCTGCTTCGTCGTCCATGTCCATGTCCATATCAGCTTCTTCAGCGTCCATATCCATATCAGCTTCATCTTCAGCGTGCATATCTTCGGCGTGCATATCCTCTTCGTGAGCCGCTTCCATAGGAAGGCCTCGACCTTCATCGTGTGCTGCCTCTTCCATCTTGTCTTCACGGCCTTCATCGTGACGGCCCTCATCAAGTTCCTCTTCTTCTTTGGCATACATCTCGTTAACAAAGCCACTGGCCAAGCCGCCGATGTTTGCGTATTTCATAAACTGTCGCACTGTGGCTTCGTTTAAAAGTGTTTTCTTGCTCATAATAAAAAAATCTCCTGTAGTAGATTGTATAATAAATAGTAACTAACTTTTAGAAAAGCACCTTAAAGATCTGGGTTTTGCTTTTCAAGAATATCAAAAATGTTCTCTATCTCTTCATCACCGAGAGCCAACTTGTTCGATTGCTCTTTTCCAGTATTAATTAGTTCTCTTTCTTCTTTTATACTCTTTTTGGTTCGGTTACCTATGTTTTTTGATGCTTTTAACTTATCAACATAAGATAATACGTCTCCATCCTGCATTAAATAGCCAGTTACAATGCCTCGAAAGAACTGGGCTTGGGATACCCCGTCGTGCTGCAAGCGAATCTTTAACTCTGCAAATCGTTTATCCGAGTCGTAGAATACAACCTTCTTGTTCATCGTACCGTACTTGGGCTCACTCATTAGATTCTCTTAATGTGTGTGGAACTTTCTACCTGTCCCGATTGTGTTTGCTGCACAAAGGTCGCTCTGGACTGAAGCGATAAAACACTATCAGCACCAGAATAAGAGATGCCGCTTGTAATACCGGTTCGTAGTTCATCCAAAACATCTGCTACTGGTCCTTTAAGTGGCACTGTGTGCGACACACCTTCAATGGATGAAACTCTATTACGCCAGCTTCTTTGCGCTTCTTTGCTTGCCATACCTCGGTAGATCTTTTCTCTACCGTCTTTAGTATTAATAACTTGGCCCGGTGTCTCATCTGTTCCTGCCAGAAGCGAGCCTAACATTACAAAGTCTGCTCCTGCTGCTAGTGCTTTTACAATGTCACCACTGGTTCGGATGCCTCCGTCAGCGATAAGTGTTACATCTCTATCTGACTCGGCACAATCCATAACCGACTGAAGGGTTGGCATGCCGTGGCCTGTCTGGATCCGTGTGGAGCAAATAGAGCCTCCACCAATGCCTACGCGGATAGAGTCAGCACCCCAGTCTGCTAGGTCATTGAACGCTTCTAGTGTCGCGACGTTACCAGCCATGATGTGAACTTCGTCACCAAATGTGTTTTTCAATACTTGAAGTGTGTATCTTACCTTTGCGTGATGTCCGTGTGCTACATCAATACAAAGAAAATTAACTCCAGCCTCAACAAGTGCTTTGGCGCGTTGAACAGAAGTGTCACCTACTCCGATCGCGGCGCCAATTTGATGACCAGACATACGGACCTCTGCAACCATACTCGCCTGCTCCACAACCGTGTTGTAGCGATGAATAACACCGACGCCACCCTCTTTGTGCATAGCACAGGCCATCCTATCCTCCGTCACAGTATCCATTGGACTAGAGATAATAGGTAATCTGAGTGGATGCAATCCTTTTAACTTCTGCTGAATCTTAATGTCCTTGCGGGTAAAGATCTCTGAGTATTGAGGCACAAGCAGCACATCATCAAAACTAAGGGCTGTCTTCATTACGTTCCTCTACTCTTTTCATGAAATCCTCTGTAATCTGGATTGCCTTGTCCCAGCACTCTGGACAGTAAAGATTGACTTTTTCTTCTTCCTGCCTTACCACGACCTGCCAAGACATAACCATTTCTTTGTCTTTTTTATTAAATGGCTTTTGGCAGGTTAGGCACTCGTCCTCTAACTTACCAAACAGCATGATTTTTTCCTGCATCTCTCCGGTGCCATCTTTCTTGGATTGCTTTACAGCAGACCGTCTTTGTTCTCTATTCATCTTCTTCCTCCAAGGGTCGAGTGATTGGTTGTGATGATGTGGCTGTGATAAGGGTAGGTAGGCCGGGGACAAAGTTAGTTAGTGGGGGGTAATTCACTTCTACTTTGCAATCCATCCAAATAACATCTGATGCTGTTAAATCAGATTCTGAAATAACAATAAAGCAGTCTCCTGCCAAGCAATCAAATCTACTATTTCTGGATACAGTCTCGCTGATGTAATCAGCAGCGCGGGTGTAGGGATCGGTAAAGATATTAATACCTGTTGCCGCTCCACCTCTACACCCCGCTGTAAGAGCCGATGTAACCCTGCCTGTCTCTACTGAATACCAAAGAAGCTCAATGCCTCCAAAGATAAGAAGTAAGAAGATCGGCAAGATTAGCGCGAACTCTACAGCGTAACTGCCCCGTCTACCATAAGATGTCATCCTCATCATCGCCCTGTGCTACCAAGCGCGCCAGCCCCACGATCAGAAATAGTAATAGGAGCCCATTCATACAGGTTGTCATTCTTAGTCTCCAAGAACCTTACAGGCACAACGGGGATTACTACTGCTTGTGCGATCTTGTCGCCGGAGCTAATCGATTGTGGTTTTGAACCGATGTTATGAAGATTCACGAAGACTTCTCCATTATACCCAGAGTCAACCACACAGGCTCCAACCATAAGTTGCTTCTTGGCTGCATTTCCGCTACGGTTCATAATCTGAATCATGTAGCCGTGTGGGACACCAAATTTTAGACCTGTTGGCAAGATGGCGCTCTGGCCTGCTGCTAGGACTTGAGTCCCACCATTCACAGGGTTGAACCGAAGGTCTAGGCCAGCATCCGAGGGGTTAGCTCGGACTGGCTTATGCTCGCAATGCGGCAGCGAATGATATTCGAGGATCAACTTCCACCTCGGGCGGCGTTGGACAGCGAATCAAACACAGACACAAACTGGTCGATGTCTACATCGTTCTTCATCATCCGATAAGCCTTTACAGTCATTGAGATTTCGTCTCCTGTTAGCCAACCTTGGTCCTTGAAGTCTTTACGAAGCTCACGCTTCTGTTCAGCATAAGGCTCAATAGCATCTTCAATAGCCTTCAGGCTCTTGATATATTCAATCATCTTCTCCGTCTTTTCATCACGGACTTGTTCTACAATAGCGGTATCATTACCAAACATACTAACCTCCACAGTTATTTATTTTGTTAAGTTCTTGAGTTGTTGTAGGGATTGCACACCTGTTGTTCGTGCCTTGGCAATCCCATCTTCAAAGTAGATAAAGCAAGGGATCCCTCGCACATCATACTTTGTGGCGATCTCTCGTTCTTGGTCCACGTTAATCTTAACAAGTGGAACATCTGAGATCTGTTGGAATGCATCTAGTGTGCCACCCTCTCGGCTCATCACCTTGCACGGGCCACACCAATCTGCATAAAAATCTACTAGCACTTTTCCTTCAGCGGGAATCATTCCTCTCTCCTCTTTACTTATATAATATAACACCGATTGGTGCCAACGTCAAGCATAAAAATAAAATTTATGCGACTGCTTTGTTTTTATTATAGGCTGTGCTGCTAAAACCGTGCGGTGAACCTGAGAAATAGATTTCCACGTTGGGCAGTTGGTCAACAATATAATCTTTAAAATCTTTCTCTGATGTAAACGATACAGTAACATTGTCATTACGCAGGGTCCATTGACCAAGTTCTCTAAGGATGTCCATCTTGTTAATGACCAAAGACTGAACGCCGTTAATATTTACTGCTCGCTTCAATCGGTTAATGTCCATCCAGTTGCATTGCCTTGGGCGTCCCGTAGTTGCACCATACTCTGAGCCTAGATCCCTAAGCGTAGAGAAAACTTCTTCTTTAGGTTCAAACTCTTTTGTCCCAACATAAGTCTCGTATGCCTTTGCGACACCCCAAACCCTGTCTAATGCTTGTGGTGGGATACCGTTTAGAAGTGCGCCTGCTGTAGTACAATGACTGGATGTAACATATGGGTAGTCTCCCCAATCAATGTCCAGTTCAAAACCTTGTGCTCCTTCAAACAGTGCGTGAATGTCTTGTTTGCGTTCGTGAAACTCTTCATAAAAGTCAATAGCGTAAGGATACAAAATGTCAAACTGTTGAACCCTGTATCCTTTGCGGTAATACTTATCGCGATAGGTTGGGCCATTGCCTGTTTTTGTTGTGCCAATCTCTTCATCTTTTAAATCTTCTTTGACGTGCGAATCCATAGTGATGTGCGCGTTATCTGCTATGTAAACAAGGCCATCTGTTTTTATGCCGTTGTTATTCAAGTATCGGATCTCTTGAAAAAACTTACTAATGTTTACCACACAGCCCGGACCAATAATAGACTTAATACCAAAGAACACACCTGCTGGAATGTAGTGGGTCACAAACTTCTTACCATTATGGTAGATAGTGTGGCCTGCATTACCACCGCCGTTATAACGAACGCAGTGTGTATACTTTCCTGATTTGAGAAGGTGGTGGGTAATCTTACCTTTGCCTTCGTCTCCTGATTGTAACCCAACGATTACATCTACTTTAAACTGACTCATCTTATCCTCACGCTGCTTTGCGGTTTAGAAGTTCTCGCAGGGCAAAGACACCCAACTCTTTGTGTTTACACTCACACATAACGTGTAGGGTGTGACCATAGAAGTTCGGAGCAGCCCAGTATGAATCTGAGTGTGCTTGTGGGCGAATCTTCGGGTCGTTGTGCTCTTCAGCACGGGACTGTGAATAGTGAACGACGGGTGTGACACCATCCGGCCAAGTGCTCATCGCTAGTTCCAGTGCTTCCTGCTCGGTCTGTCCACCGGTGCAGAACTTGTAGTGGTGGTAGTCAAACACGATAGGAATGCCAATCTCTGAGTGGATGTAATCAAACAGATGTTTGGTTGACCACATAGAGCCTTTGTCATCGTTCTCGACGGTCACGCGCTTCTGGGTGTTGGCATCGAGGCGCTTGAAGTTCTCACACCAACGCTTGGCTGTGCCTTCGAAGTCACCGCCGTATGTGCCGCCAACATGGATGTTGATCTTAGCCCACGGTGTAGCGGGTAGGCCCATCAGGTCAAACACCTCTGAGTGCGTGTTTAGTTCCTTAATGGTTTTCTCAACAACATCTGGTCGCGGTGAACCAAGGACATTGAACGGGCCGGGATGGGTTGTAATACGCATACCGTGTTGTTTGGCAAAGTCGCCGCACTTCTTGAGCACTACTTTGATTTCCTCATAATCTGGCATCTCTTCCAAGCGATACTCGGATGACCACGGAAAGATGTCCGAAGACAGACGAAAGAATGAGAAGCCGTTGGCTAAGTTCCATTCCAAGATCTTGTATAGATCTTTACTGTTGAGTAGACCCAGTTCAGAAGCGTAAGCAATACCCTTCTGCTTGAATGTCCTCTTAATCATATTTCTGTTAGTGGTGATCCTCTTTGACTTGGGCAAGCCAGATAGAGACATATTGATGCAAGCGTAACCTAGATTCATTCTTTCCCCCTTTTGTATATTTATTATAACACACTTCGGCGCACTATGCAAGCGCCTTCCACGTTTTATATGCTCTGCCTCGGGTAGAAAATCCCCATTCCATACTATAATTGGGACGAATCATGTAAGGTTTATTTAGCTGAATATTATCTCCGCCGTTGACATCGACACCCCAGCAACGGATGCGAAGGTTCGAAGAGTTGGAGTCTGTCGCTTCAACGATCAAATAATCTTTACCATTCTTTGTCTTCTTGGGTGTAATCTTACGGGGGATTAGCCAGACAACTTGTAAGTCTGGGTCATACTCCGAGATGGGTGGGATCGCCATGGCTTCTAACTTGGTCATGATCTCTTCATTGATAACTTTGTTAATCGGGAACTGACCTGTTAGATCTACAAGAGACTGGATCTTTTCTTCTTCAGTGAAGTCACCCTCTGGTGCATACAGTTCAATGTTCTGTTCCAGATTCTTTAGCTTCCGTGGGCGGTCCACTGCTACTGATGACCAGAAGTGTTTCATCCCAGTGAATCGGTTATCCATCAGAGGCTTCAGGGTGCCAGATCTGACAAGAACATCAAGTGACTTCTTATTGAGTTTAGAATAACGCATCTCTTCATTGAAAAGAAACTCCTCAATAGAATGGAACGGACGACCAACATAAATCTGGTCAATCGCCGAGTCTCCAAGGCCCTTGAGCGAAGACAGGGGTTGAATAAGACGCTTGCCATCTTCACTAATCTCCCAGACTCGGCCAGAAGTATTAATGTTCAGAGGCTCAATCTCAAACCCGAACTGCTTTGCAATCGCAATGGCTTTCTCTTTACGGGTTTCAGGCTCTTTATCAAGGAACGCTGCCATCCAGCACTCTGGATAGTAAGTTAGCAACCAAGCACACTGGAACGAAATCATAGAATAAGATACAGCGTGTGATTTGTTGAAACCATAACCGGAGAAATACTCAAATGTTTCCCACATTCGTTCAGCAACAGACTTACTCATATTCTTTTCTAAGCAGCCCTCAATAAACTTACCGTGTAATGCTGCCTTGACCTTTGCTGCCTTGCCAGTGCCTTTCTTAGTTAGCACCTTACGAAGCATATTACCCTCATCCAGTGTTAGATCCTTACCCAACTTGTGTGCAAGCATAGCAATTTGCTCTTGGAAGATAAGGAAGCCGTTGGTTTCCTCGGTAACTTCACGGTGCATCTCGTTGATGTAAGTCACCATACCGGGAGCATTGCGTGTCTTCACAAAGTCTTTGTCAACATTGGCTGACAGAGGGCCGGGACGGAAGATAGAAGTGATAGCTGAGATATCAATAAGATTCTTTGGCTGCACTTGCTTACACAGGTTCTGTGCTCCAGTTTCAGTAAACTGGAATACACCAGCCCACTTACCTTTCTGAAACACCGATTTATAGACCTTCTGGTCGTTGAAATCAACGACATCTGGATGTAGCTTACTGTTATAGTAGTTCATTACATCTTTGAACGATGGATCCTCGATACCCTCGTAACGCTTGAGAACGTGCCGGATGGCACCTTCAATCATACGGAGTGTAGAGAGTCCCAGAAGGTCAAACTTGATAAAGCCCATAGGCTCTAGATGACGGACGTTTTGTCCCTCCGACCAAGGCGTTTGACGCACATCCTTGGAGGAGATAAGTGGCATATGGCGGTCTAGATCTTCTGCAATCACAACGCCACCAGCGTGACGGGAACAGGATCGGACTTGTCCATAGAGAGCATCAACGTGAACCGCAACATTTGGATACTTGGCCAAGAATGACCTAAGAGTTGTTGAGAACTCTTTTACTTCCTCAAATGTCGGCACATACACACCAGCCTTGATACCGTGCTTCTTCTTAGCAGCAACGGTGGCCTCAAACATCATCTTACCAGTAACGGCGTTAACCTCTTGGAAAGGGATATCATAAAGTTTAGAAATGTCCTTGATAAGAGATTTCAATTGAAGAGTGTTCCAGTTAGAGATCGGAGCGACAACATCGCTGCCCCACTTATCAACTAGAAGTTCTTTCAGTTCCATCGGCTCGGCTACATCATAGTCAATGTCTGGGTAGTCCGTTGCATCAGCCCGAAGGAAACGAGCAAACTGTAGTCCATACTTGAGAGGATCAACTTGTGTGATGTCCAAAGCATAAGCAACCAGAGAACCAGCAGCCGAACCACGACCGGGGCCTGTCAGCATCACCTCGTTGGTGATGGTAGCAATCTCGTTCATAGTTAAGAAATACTTTGAGAAGCCACGGTCTGCGATAACAGAAAGCTCGTGCTCCAGACGATCTGTATATTCATCGTCGCTGTGCAGGTTCTTGGATCTCAAGCCTTCAAAACAGAACTTACGAAGGGCAGAGTCTGCTGTCTCACCAACCGGAATCACGAAGTCAGGCAGGCGGACTGTGTTATCGGGCATAAACGACTCAATGCGTTCGTGTGCAATAAAGTGTGTGGTGGTCAACGAGTCATAGACTAGCTGGTCATCATACTCTACATCACAGGACTTAGAATACTTCTTATAAGACTCCCACATCTGGTCGCCGTTCTTTGGATAAAGTTCATAGCCAATCTCGTCAACGTCGATGGGCAACTCGCCATCACCGCCCCAAGAGGGACGACCCTTGCCAAGCCAGCCAAGACGCTTGTAAAGCTCACGGTCGCGCCAAGCATCAGGGTTTGGATAATGAGAATCTGCTGTAGAGATCATCTGAACATTATACTCTTTGCACACCTGAATAATATACTTGTTAAGTTCGTGCTGCTCGGGGATGTTATTCCACTGTAGCTCACCATACCAGCGATCATCAAAGATATCAACCATACGCTCTGTAACGGCTCTCATTGCATCTAAGACGGCTTCTTCGCCTTGGTCTCGGTTCTCCCAATAGCAGCCAGCATAAACGCCTCCAAGACACGCAGAGGACGCAATGATGCCCTCATTATACTTCTCCAACAGATCAAAGTCCATTCGCGGATAGCGATAGAAGTTCTCAGACTGGTAAGACTCAGAAATAAGTTTGAACAAGTTGTTTAGACCGGTCTGGTTCTGGACTAGAAGGACAAGGTGGCGTCGGCGATTAAGAATGTTACGAGCAGCTTTCTTAGAAGCACCCTCATCCTCAACTGTTGCGCCAGAAGTTTCTTCCTTCTTAGCAGCCCGTGCAGCTTTCTTGTCCTGCATAATCTTATCATAGTCTTCGCGCCACTCAGGTATAGACGGCACAAAGTATGCCTCACAACCAAAGATAGGCTTAAACACTTTGCCATCAGCCTTCATCTTCTTGGCGTGCAAAACTTGCCACGCTAGACCATTCATATTGCCGTGATCTGTCAGCGCAAGCGCATCCATACCGTTTTCATATGCAAAGTCCATATGTTCTTGTGGATAGCCAAGCCCATCAAAAATAGAACCGGCCACACTGTGTGCGTGTAAACCTACAAACGCAATCTTACTCATTATCTTCCCCCACTGGATTAAATTCTCGATAGGACATAACTAGTTTTCCGGGGTGTCGTATGGACGACTTTTCCTCGGATGCCAGATATTTACAATAAGCGTCCCAACTGTCTATTGGATAGAACCAAGGAACACTAACCCCATCATCAGTATCTAATATAACACGACCAAAGGCTTTGTCAAGCGTAAAGTTGTTCTCAAAGAAAACTTCTTCATTTGACAGGTTGTCCCCTAACAAAAAACTGTTTTCTGTGTCTCTGAACACATCTAGAATTTTTATTAGGTGCTCGTTATTAAAGGTAAAACCAAGCATATCATTAGTTTTAAAAGATTTTTCTTTAAATGTCAAAAAGAAGTCATGATTAGAAATATCTTGCCTTGACGGTCTTACCGCCTCCGCTGGATACACAGAGTATGGGAATGAAACATAGTATTTACTCGGTGATACCCATTTACTGATTGTATTTCCTATTTCTAATGCTGTTTTGGCTCCAAACAGGATAGTCCAAGAGATACAGTTGGCTTTATTGCTGTGATTTGAAGCGATTGGTACATAAAAGATAGGTATTTGTTGTCTCTGTTGCGACGGAAACCTTGATTTGCGCTTTAAATATACTGGGTCTTGTACAAAATCACCAATACGGTGCCTAACGAGCGGTGTTGTGTCGTCGTTGGCTATAATCCAGATGGTCTTGCAACCTGCATAAGCACACTCTAAAACTGCCCTTTCAATAGCATAAAAGTTAGGTGCGATGGGCATCAGACAGTCGTGCCAGTCTAACTGAAAATCCATTTGTTTTGTTACAACTGGAACAATGCCGGCAAGGTGTGTCGTCATAGGATCTCGCTTAATATGCCTAAGTAGTCAGGCGGTTTCTTGGGGTCTTTTATAAGGTCAAATACTTCATCATAGCGGAACTCAAATCTTTCGTCTGGTTCATAGTATGTTTTAACATCTTTCTCAACCACCCTCTCGGCAGGTTCAACCCTAACGGCATAATACTTGTACTTATTAGGGTTTTTGACATCTCGTCCGTTTCTTGCACCACGGATGCCGGCTGCTTTCATCATTTTCTTAACTTTGAATCTGACCATCGTATCTGAGTAGTCGTGGTCTTGTAGTTGTTCATCAGTGAGATAAGAGATAGAAACTAAGTCTTTTAGGTTTTTGTTGTCGCTTCTGTCGGACGGGTAAAAGATTATCTTGTTCACAAAGTCATCACCTGAGTTTAGCTCGTTATGTGAATGCGAACAGCCGCTTCTAACATTTACCCAGTCAATAACTCTGTTTTTGCCTGCTATTTGGCCTGACATCATAGGTAATCCGGAGATCCCCTCGTCATCAAAGATTATTAGTTTATTGAACTCAAACTTAATAACTCTGTGGTTCGCGGTTGTAACTGTTAATAGGTTATCAACAACTCTCAAACCTGCTGCATTATTAGAAAGTGGCAGATTGCCAGACAGACCCAGTAAAAACAGCAGCCTCTCCCACACTTGACGCTGATAATACATCTCAAATGGTTCGAGACCAAGGAAACTTAAATCATACTCGCTTTCTATCTTGTCGTAGCGAAAGGGAGGTTTTGGATTAACAAAAATAACTGGTATGTTGTTTTTGTATGCGTGAAGGAGAGAGGATAGACAGCCACCAATAACGATTTCGTTTTTCTCATAAATGTGCCTATCTAACTTCATTTTATCCTTTAAATAATCATCAATAGACAAGCCACAGCGTTATTTGTAATGTGTGCGATCGTAGAATACTCAATACCGCCGGTTTCTTTTCGTAACCAACCCAAGAAAAAACTAAGTGGAAGTAGCCCTAAAATATGTAGTGGTTCAGCGTGGACTGCGGCGAAAATAAGCGAAGTAATAATCCACGTCCAGTAGGGGTTTATCTTCCACCTGCACATCTTCCACAACCAGCCTCTAAACAGTATTTCCTCTATTGGCGGAATAACGAACACAATAATGGCGAAAACCATTAGTTGTAGCGGGCCAATACCCGAACCAAAGAAGTCAGATACAGTCTGTAGCTCTTTTGGTGCAATACTCGGGAAAGTGTTGGCCAACCAGCCAACGATTATAGATGGAACAAAACTTATGGTTGCCCCACCTACGATCGCCTTGGTAAGAGTGGCTTTCAATTTACACTTTTCCTAACATTACTAATCACGCCTTTGAGAATAGCGTTCTCTTCGCGGAGGGCCATTAGTTCTAGCTCGCCGTCCTCATAAGATTTAATCATATCATCACATCCACCGAGGAACACACCACCAAGGAAGATAGCAGGCAATGTCTTTTGTCCTGTGTCTTCGATGATCATCTCTCTCATATGAGGATCCCTTGTGATATCAATCGTATGAAGCGACATTTGCATTTCGTGCAAAATAAAATCGCGTGCTTTATCACAATAAGGACATCCATCCTTGATATATATTTTAAATACTGGTCTTTCTGCTAACATATTAACTCCAAATTAAATATTTAAACACTAAAAGTGTTATGGTTACTGCAATTGCTGCTCCTATAACCAGTTTTGTAATTTCTCTGGCTAGTGTGAGTGCCACCAACTCATTTCTTAGTTTCTTTCGCATCTTGCCTCTCTATCAACATACCTACGGGTCGGCCTTCTTTGTCTTCAAAGAAAAACTCACCCTTTTTGCCCCCCTTTACAATCCTATCATATTCCATATGCTTTTTAGCGTGGTTCATAACAGTTTGCTTAGTTTTGGACCTTTTTAGTTTCTTGCCTTTAATATATCGGCCATCCCATTGCCACAGTTCCCACATTACTCTTTCTCGCTGTTGATAAAGTCTTCTAAAATCTTGGTCAAAACTGCCTCTTGGTCTTTGGTTATTGGACGAACATCGCTATCTTCTCTGACGTGGCCGGGGTAGTTGTTTGTATAATCCCAATAATGTAGTTTGCCAGAATATGTTGTCCGATAAATAAGTTTAACAGATCTTCCATCAATATCCTCTGGGAACTTGAACTTGTATTTCCTGAGAGTGTTGGCGCCGAACCTACAATACAAGCCATTTACAACATACAACTCATATTCAGGTGTTACGAACGGCGTATATGTCCTGATTTTGGATACTAACTTGTCTAAACTCATTATTTGCTCTTTGGTCTGTCTTTTATTTTTAAGAAAGATAGATACTCGTCTGGTAGTCTATCATAATAGTTTGTTTTCCTTAGTGTTTTTGCTGCTTTGCTTAATATTTCTCTTGGGGCGATATTGACCATAAAATAAGGTGCTAATGACCTTGGATTGTATCCGTCAACTGTGGCTTCATCGTTAGGATTAAAACAAATGTTTTTGTGATCTCCCAAGCCTTGCGCCTCTAAAAGTTTATTTACAAAGATCTTGAAATCGTTTGTCTGGTCAGCAGGAATGTTATCTTTAATAACTAATAAAGCACTGTCATATTTAGAGTTCTTAAAATCATCTATTAGATCTACTAAACTCTTGTCGCCAACTTCTGCTATCATCAACTTATTTGTTTCTAGCTCGCGAGATGCGAAGGGGCAAACTCTTTTGCCACCAAACTCAGGTCTTTTTTCGTCTAAGACATTATTGATGTAATCCTCAACCAGATCGTTCACTTTTAACCTTCCGATACGAACCCACAGCAACCGGCCAGAGTTCTTCTGCAATGTCCAGACAAGCCTCTGCGACCATCTGGATTTCCCATTGTGCGCCTTCGTGTGTGCGGAGATCGATGAACTTTAAGAGATTACTTAGATTTGTTGTGCCATAATACTCAGTATACATATTTTGTGGCAGAACTCCACGGGCCTGTTCGCGGCAAACGCCTGCTTCAATCATCTTGTTAAAAAGGCGCATACTTTCTTCGTGATGTTTCCTAACTGCTTCACTAGTTTTCTCAACTGGCGTGTATAGTGTTGGATCGGCCACCTCATCAGGGTTGCTCGCCTGTCGGTTAGACTTGTGTTGTGTTCTAAACGCTTCGGGCTCGTAAAACTGAATGTTTATGTCAGTGTATCGGCGAGATATCTCGTTATAGCTCCAAGTTCTATGCCGGTGATGCTGACTTCGTACAAATAGAGGCACAGTAAACCGAAAAGTAACAACATTATGCTCAAACGTGCTCGTGTGCCGATGCTTGACCAGATAATTAATAAGCCTTTCGTCTTTCTCATCTAATTCTTCCTTAGATTTGCCGAAACTAACACGGGCAGAGTTTACGATTGTAAGATCTGAACCCATATGATCAACAAGATCAACTTTTCCAACACCATCGCCGTAAATATCAATACTTCTCATTTTTGCTCCAAAAACTCAATCTGACGCTGGATATACCAACTTGCTTTCTGTAGGTCCTCGATAACATTATCGTTTTTCTTTCCTGCTCTAAGGATATACTTAATAGAATTTCCAAGAGAAAAGTTTAGATCATAAGCCTCAATGATTTTAATGGCTTCATAAAGGTTTTCTTCCCCACCGTAATGGTCTGGGTGATCCACCTTATCTTTCGGGAAAGATTTAGCTGAAGGGACTGTAGCAGAGATCCATTCTCTTTCGCTTCTAAAAGCTTTTGGGTCAGCCATCGTGGTTTACCACGGCCATAACGTGGTTTCGCTCAACGAGATAGAATTTATTATCTCGGATCTCAATCTCGCGAATAATGTGGGTAGGAACAACAAGTATATCTCCAAACTTGTAATCACCTTGTGGATCACTTTTCATTGAAACCGCCTTGTATGGCTTTTCGGCAGGTTTATAGTCTTCTGGAAGAGCAATCAAGCTCTCCTTCTCCTCTTTTTCATCAAAGGAAAGTTCAACTTGAATCCAGTTGTTTTTAGGATCTAATTTCATTCTTGACTCCGTTGTCTCTATATCTATATTATAACTCGTCTTGCTTAACGAGTCAAGTGTTTATTTAATTTCGCAAGCACCGCCGGCACACGCCAACTCGCCTTGAAGATCAGTATCGTCTTCCATCTCAACAATATTGGTAAGATCAACTGATAACAGTGATTTTAGCATTTCGTTGTATGTATCTTCATCACAATCTTCAAATGGTGCTTGTTTATAAGTATGGTCTGAGAAAGGTAGGACGGATAGACCATTATAAGTCTCTCGGTTCTCCCACATCCATTCTCCAACCTCGTCCCATTCCTCATCCTTGATAGTGACGGTTGCACTCACATTGTGCGTATTTTGCCCTTTCCAGTGGCCGGTTTTCACCCACTCTGTGCTGACCTTCTTTACTCGGTTGAGCAAGTCTAGGGCCGTCTCAGTCCGTGTTATGGAACCTTCTGGCGCTCGTTGTGGCGCGGAGATAACTGCTGTGTCGTGAGGACGGAAATATTCGTCTTCTACTAGTTCTGGATGGTTCGCTAACAGATATTGATAGATAGCTTCATTCTTGCCGACTCGGATACGACGAATATAGTGGTCGTTATGCCAAGCATGAATGCCTGATGAGGTTCCGAGTGTTAGAGACGTGGTTCCGGCTGGCTTAACACAGGTTGTTCGTGCAGCCGGCTTGATTCCTAGAAGTTCAGCAACTCGCTTGTTTTCTTCTTTTACTGCCTTCGCTGCTGCTTTCATATCTAGCTTTAAGACGTTACCTGATGCAATACCCGTCATAGAAACACCGATAAGAGAGTCTTTCTCTGTATTACGCTGCCATACTGGGCGAAGGTAATGAAAGTCTGTGTATGAGGCTTGGAGTGTTCCAATAAAGGCTGCTGCTTTAACTCGTGCTTCGTATTCTTCCTGTGTATCTACATTTGAGACATTGACCTCTGTCAAGTTACAGAACTGGTATGGCCGGAGTGCGATCTCACAGCAAGGATTGGTTCCCCAATCTTTGTCAAAAGTAAAATAGAAACCGGGCTCTCCTGCTCCACTTGCTTTCACACGGTCCCAAAGGTCCATAAAGAACTCTTTGGTAACAATGTGGCGCATCAAAACAACACTATTGTTTGCGCGGCCTCGTTGTGGATTAACTTCCCACCAGTTGCCTGCTTTGGCAGAAATCATTTCGTCGTCATCTGCTGAGAATAGGGAGATAAGGGCTGCTCGGCGGATTCCGCCGGCTAACACTGCATCAGCGATGTGACACACCATATCGTGAACCTCAATAGAACTTAACTTGTCGCCGTTCTCTTTTGTGTCCAATACGCCGCGTAGCTTCACTAGGCACTCACGAAGAGGTTGTGGTCCGGGGGCTTTGCCGCCAGAAGTCACTAAACGGGCGCCTTTTGGTCGAATATCGGAGAAGTCAAAGCGAATCTTAGAAGTACCTTTG